AAAGGTGGTCTTTTCGTCTACTGCAATGAATTTTTCTTCTTCCATATTTTTACGTTTTACGTTTTATGTTGCAAATGTATAAAATAATATTTATATGACAATGCAAAAAGTAATATATTTGTCGAAAATAATTTTATGTTCTACGATAACCCTGCTGCGTATATAGGAGCTGCCCCAGATGTGGAAGCGAGGATTAACAGATTAACGGCTGTTATCGAGGCTTTAGAAATGTGCTCATTGAATGCTGCAAGCAATGGTGAGATTTCAGGGTATCAGTTTAACGATGGTCAAAGTCAGATAAACACTACTTACACCTCGATTACTGAGATAACGAAGTCTATCATCATGTATGAGGCTATTCGCGAACGATTAATCAATAGAGCAACAGGACGAGCAACTATTTTAAGGGACGCAAATACATTAGTTAAGAGATATTGGTAATGGGAGTAAAGAGTTATTTTGCAAAAAAATCTGAAGGTAAGGCTGAAAAGGTTGCCACCGCACTTTTTAAGCAGATGGGATTCCCTTATTATAATAATAATGCTCCCATTATCATATCTGAGCCGTACAACGGTGAAAAGAATGCCGGTGAGCTTGGGGCTATTAAAAACTACATACCAGACTTTCAGAGTTTAGCAGGGCGTAGTTGGCAAGCATACACAGAGAGTGAAATAGCACAGTTGATTATACATAACTTCTTATTATGGACAATCGGAACTGGATTAAAATTTAAGTCTGAACCAGAAAAAGAAGTTCTAGTGAATACTGGATTAAATTATAATGATTTCATCCGAGTAACCGAAAGTAGATTTAATTTACATTTAGATAGCAAACGAGCTACTAACACACGACATAAAACATTCCACCAATTAGCATACGAAGCAAAAAAACAGGCTATAGTTGGCGGTGATTGTTTGATTATTTTAGATTACGGAAGACCGGAAGATAAAAATAAGACTGTTTCAGCCCGCGTAATTGATGGATATTACATTAAAACTCCATTAATAGACACAAATCCAGAAACAGGAAATTTTATTTCCAATGGTGTCGAGATAAACAAATATGGTGAGCCAGTCGCTTATCATGTTCTTTTAGACACAATGCAGTACGAACGAGTACCCGCATACACACAAACAGGAACTTTACAGGCTTTTTTAGTATTTGGATTAGAATATAGGGTCGACACTTACAGGGGAATGCCTCTGTTATCTGCTGTACTCGAAACTATGAAGAAATTAGACCGATACAAAGAGGCTACTGTCGGAAGTGCTGAGGAACGAGCTAAAATACCTTGGTTTGTTGAACATCAGAATTTTTCTACAGGCGAAGATCCATTGCAGAAGTTAAAGGTTGCTGCTGGGCATGGGTTAGACCCCGGGACTGAGAAGTTGACTAATAATTTGCTTCAACAAACAGCAGCTAATATAAAGTATACGACTGGTAAAACAACTCTTAATATGCCTATTGGGGCAACATTAAAGAGTCTGGATTCTAAAAACGACCTTTATTTTAACGAGTTCTACAATACTAACTTTGAAATACTTTGCGCTTGTATTGGAATACCACCCGAAGTAGCATTAAATAAGTACACAAGTTCGTTTTCTTCGAGCCGTGGAGCAAACAAGAATTGGGAACACAAAATTTTATTCGAGCGTGATAAAATTGACATTGAAATTTACCAACCATTTTTTAACTACTGGTTGGAAATTGAAATTTACACCGGAAAGATAAAAGCACCCGGTTATTTGGTTGCTAAAAATACGGATGATTATATGCTTATAGAAGCATACCAAAGAGCAAGATTTATAGGAGCTAAAATGCCATTCATCGACCCTCTTAAAGAAGTACAAGCCGCAAGGGCTAAGTTAGGAGACCAAACAACACCTTTAGCAACTTACGAACAAGTAACAGAAGAGTTGAACGGTGGAGACTGGACAACAAACATATACCAATCTGCTTTAGAACGCAAAAAAGCATCAGATTTAGGATTTGCAGACCCAAACCCAACTGAAACAATATCAGAAACAGCATCAGTATAATGAATGAAATTCTTTTATATACAGCTATTACGGCAGAGACAGCCGCAAATTTTATCCAAAACCTGAACTGGATAGGGGAAGACCAAGTCTATTCGGCTCGTTTATATTGTCCCGGTGGGGATGTTCAAGCAGCTTGGGGAATGTGGGCAAAAATGAACGAACTTAAAGCAAAAGGCTGTCACTCTATCGGAAAAGTTGATGGAATGGCAGCAAGCATGGGGGGTTACATCCTTTGCGCATTTGATGAAAGAGAGGCTTTATCCGTTTCGTCGATTATGATTCACAGGGCTGAAATGGTAGAGGACGAAGAAAATCCTCTTACACCGGAAGACCTTGCGCAATTAGCAAAAATAAATTCAGATTTAAAAGCTCGTTTAACTGCTATCGTTGACGATAAAAAATTACTAGCATTAAAAGGCATTTCTATTGACGATTTGTTTAGCAAAAAAGAACGAATTAACTGTTGGCTTACGGCTCAGGAAGCTGAGCAAATTGGTTTAGTTACAAAAGTTATTCCTATTGATAGTTCAAATTCAAACACAATTGCAAAAGCAGTTGCATCTTTATATAAAGCCCCGGCGGCTACAGCCGAAAACACAAATAATAAAAAAATGACAAAGGACGAATTTAAAGAAAAAAATCCGGAAGCAGCTAAAGAAATGTGCAAGGAGGCTGTTGAAGCTTATAAAGCCGAGCTAAAAGAAAAAGCAAAAGCCAAGGCTAAAGCATCCGAAGACGATCCAGACGAAGATGGTGACTCTGATCCTGTAACTGACACTGATCATGATGGTGGTGGTAAAAATGCTAAAAAAGCAAAAGCCGAATCAAAAGTTATCGCGATGGCTGTTGAACAAGTTTTAGCATCAATGGGAATCGAAAAAGTAACTGCATCCGCTACCGCTCAAACTGCAACTGCAACAGCGAAAGCCTCCGCAGAAGCCGAAGCAAGTAAAAAAACTGCTCAGGAAGAAGAAATCGCTTTGACCAAACAGCTTATTGAAGCTACTAAAAAAAGTGACTCAAAAGCAATTGCTGAAATTCAATCAAAACTTTATAAATAATGAGTATCATCAACACGGTGACTAATACTGGAAGCCAGTTAACCACCAATTATGATTTAACCAAGATTTTTCTTGGCGCAAACAGATACAGAACAGGGTCTTTCAAAAATACAACTGGATCAACTTTGGTAGTTCCTGCTGGAACGCTTCTTGCAAAGGTACAAGCTATTGCAGTTGACACCGCTAATGTAGTTGGTTATCTTAGATTATTTGATTCTACAAATACAGAAGGTGGCAAAATTGCTGTTGGCATTTTGAATCAAGACCTTTCTATTGCTGCTGGATCTACCGTTACTAACGTGAACTATTGTGTTGCTGGTGATTTTGACAATTCAAAATTGATCTTTCAAGGGTCTGACACTTTGGATACTGTTGTAGCTGGTAAAGCTATTCGTGAGATTATAACTGCCGAAACTACATTGATCGGTATAAGTTCAACACAAATGTCGGGTTACGACAATCAATAAAATTATATGATACCTATACAACAAGCTAGACAGCTTTTAACACAGTCATTCCTAGGTGCTTGGCGTGAAAGTTTACCGGTTACTAACTTCTTTCGTTCGTTTTTTGAAACAAAAGTTAGTTCTACTCAATTCGTAAGTATTGAAGTAATGCGTGGTACTCGTAGAATTGCGAGCGATGTGATGCGTGGAAACGAAGGTGAAAAAAACAAATTTGGTCTTTCGACTTCAAAAGTTTTCTTGCCTCCTTACTATGCTGAGAATTTCAATAATACATCTTTGGCTCTTTATGACCAAATTGCCGGATTCCAGGGTCCCGAAGTTGAACCTCAAATGTTGGCTAATGCTGTAGCTGAAATTACAGAGAATTACGGAGAATTGAAAAACAAAATTGAACGTGCTTATGAATTGCAAGCTGCTTCTGTTTTCCAAACTGGAACTGTTACCACAAAAACGCTTGATACAATTGATTATAAGTCAAAATCAAGCCACCTTGTTACTTTAACAAATAAGTGGGATACAAGCACAACAATTCTTAAAGATTTACAAACTCAACTCGATCAATTAAAGATTGATGGCGCTGCTTCTGTGGAATTTAATATGGTTTGTGGTGGTGCTGCTTTGCAGTCTTTGATTAGCTCAACTGAATACTCTAAGAATTTTAGTTTATTCCAACGTTATATTACTGAATATAACTTGCCAAGAATTCAAGCTACTACTGGGGCAGTATTTATTAACCGAATCCCAGTTGGACCATATATCGTGAACGTTTGGTCGTACAATGAAACTTATCAAGACTTATCCGGTAATTCACAATATTATCTTGACCCTAAAAAAGTTGTTATTGTTGCTGAAAGTTTCAAAGGCTTTATGAGTTTTGCCGCTGTTCCTCGCGTAATGAGCGATAGTGGTATTTTACAGAATACTCAGTTTGCTCAAACAATGGATTCAGGAGCTTATATCTTAAACAACTACATCAAACCGGAAGTTTCGGCTCATGTATTTGAAATTAAGTCTGCCGGGCTTGCAGTGCCATTGACAATTGACCATTTCAGTTGCTTAACAGTTCTTGCATAATGTACAAAATTGAGCACCAAATTGTAACAGGCATCAAAGGTGCTTGTTACAAAATGGGCGAAATTGTAGACGAAAGTGTTTTTTTAGCTGAGTCAATCGAAAAGTTACTCGAAATAAAAGCAATATCGCTCATTAAGAAAGAAAAGAAAAAAGATGGGGAAGATTCTTGATTTGGCGAGAAATATGGCTAACATGATTTTAACGTCATTTGGTTTTGAAAGTGATATTACGCTCACTAAGGACGATTTGACAGTTATTATTCAAGGGTTGGCTTTAGTTCACCATTTAAGTTTTGACACAGAAAATCAAACAGTAAACTCGAAGAATGCTCACATTACAGTAAGTGAAAGTTCTTTGATAGCTGTAAATTTCCCTTATCGTAACGCAAAAAATGAAGTTTTTTTGCGTGGTGTTTTGGTTTCTTTTGAAGATTCTAACGGAATTTCAAAAACTTATATAGTCAAAGAGAATTTCGCAGATGAAACTTTAGGAACGATTGTTTTAAATCTTGGTTTATATGTTGAATAACTTAATACCAGCACAGGCTTTTGAATTAATTAGGGATGCAATCGGGCGTGTTTTAACCGCTGAGTTTGCAAATCAAATGACTTTAGGTGCTGCGATTATCTTGCCGAATATTTATCTTGAAAGGACTTGCCCGATAGATAAAGAAGAACTACCAGTTATTAATGTTATTTATGCAGAAAGTCAAAACTATGACGAGAATACTTCTTTTACGAGCATTTTTGACAATAAGTTTTTGATTGAAGTTTACACAAATTCGCCCACTACGCCCACAACCGATGGTGATAAAAAGTCAGCATTAGCAAATGTAAAGTTAATGGGAATGATTCGGGCGATATTGATGGATCACAAAAACTTATATCTTGATTTTACAGATAAATTTATTCAGTCAAGAAAAGTACAGTCAATAGCAAGAACACAACCACGAATTTCAAACGATGCGGAAAATACTATTTCGGGAACTTTAGAAGTTCATTATGTAGCTGAAGAAACAACCGAAACAGAGACAGGAACTTTAGGAATATTATTCAATACAGTTGTAAAACTGGAAAATACAGAAAAAGGTTATAAATTTACAATAATATGACAATATCAAACGCAGTAAGTGACAGTGCAAGAGCGGCAATTGTTGGCTATAAGATTACAAAGGGTAATTATTCCTTAAGTTCTCCAAACCTACCGCAAAGAATCGCTATACTTTCAGAAGCAAATACAGACCATCAGACTGGCTTATCTCTAACTCCTTTTCAAGCAACAACACCTTCAGATGTTGCGAAAGTTTTAGGAGATGGAAGCCCCGGATATTTGGCTATGCGAATTTTACAACCACTTCAAGGAGGTGGACTTTCCGGTATTCCTGTTTGGGTTTATCCAGTTGCGGTAGCTGGAAGCGCAACAGCAACAGTCTCAACAATTACAATCACAGGAACAGCAACCGACAACGCAACTCATTATCTTGAAATAGGTGGTCGTGTTAGTCTTGATGGACAGCCTTATGTTGTAAGTATCGTTAAAGGTGATACGCCTACTATTATAGTTGGTAAATACATTGCCGCTATAAACGCAGTATATGGAAGTCCGGTTATCGCAAGTGGTACATCAACTTTAGTCTTGACGGCAAAAACAAAAGGGACATCGAGCATTTTCTCGGTAGTACCTCAACTTGGTGGAGTTTCAGCTGGAGTTTCCTATGCAGTTGTTACGGTAGCCGGAACTTTGAGTGGAGATGTCGCATCGGCACTTGCTAACTTTCAAGGCGACTGGAATACAATCGTAATTAATCCTTACAATGATTCAACAAATTTGAGTTTGTTAGAATCTGTCAATGGAGTTCCTGACCCTACTAATCCGACAGGGCGTTATTCGGCTACTTTATTTAAGCCGTTTGTTGCTCTTTATTCAGTTAAAGATGCTGACCCAATTACAGGAGAAGGAACAGACATCGCAACTCGTTTAAATCAGTGCACAAACGTTTTTTGTCCTGCTCCTAATACTTCAATCTCGCCGATAGAAGTTGCTGCAAATGTGGCTTTATTAGTTGCTACAATAGGTCAAAATTCACCAAATCTCGACGTAAACGATCAAGCTTACCCCGATGCTCCGATTGATGCTATTTTGGGTAAATATTCCGATTACAATTACCGTGATAATTGTGTAAAAGCAGGAATTTCAACAGTAAATTTATCAGGAAGTGATTTAGTAGTTAAAGATTTGGTTACGACTTACAACCCAACTAACGAAATTACACCACAATTTAGTTACGTTCGTAATTTGATTTTGGACTGGAATATTCGTTACGCTTACAAACTTCTTGAACAAGTCAATGTGATTAATCACACATTAGTTCCAGATGGTACAGTAGTAAGTGCTCCGAGTGTAATTTCGCCCGCTCAATGGAAAGGTATTTTACACGCTATGTTTGACGACTTAGCAGACAGAGGTTTAATAGCCGATGCTGAATTTTCAAAGAATAGCTTGCAAGTTGCGATTTCTTCGACAAATTCTGATAGATTTGATACATTTTTTAGATATAAACGGACTGGAATCGCCCGTATTTGTTCAACCACGGCAGAAGCTGGATTCTA